CGAAATTTGGGCCCGGCCCACGTACCAGCGTGCCACGCTCGTAGCACGATCCCGACCAGAAGCTGCCGAATGTAACACGTGGTGTTACACTGACCGGCGATGCTCGATCATGACACCGCGGCCGTAATCGGCTCCATGAAGGCGGCCGCTCGGCCTACCGCGGAGATCGTCCGCGAGGTCCGACGTCGCCGGCCCGACGTCCACCGGCAGACGGCGTACCGCTGGGTGCGCACCGTCCCCGAGGCGAGCTCGCCTGGTCCGCTGCCGCCGCGCCCGGAGCCGCCGCCCGCGCCGCCGTCGTGGCCGGATCCGGAGCGACCCGCCCCGCCGAAGCCGGCGGACGCGAGCGCGGAGGGCGTCGCGCAGGCGCTCGAGACCGACGACCTCGCGGAGCTCGTTCGGACGCGCGACGCGATTGCCGTCGCGGCCCGAGAGTGGGAGCGGAGTCTCGGCCACAATGCGAGCGCAGTGTTGCAGCACCAGCGCTTGAGCAAAGCATTGACTGACATCACGGCGCGAATCATCGAGCTGCGCCCGGCGCCGGAGGTCGACGAGGAGCGCTTCGCTGCGTTGGGCGCGGAGGCGCGGGACGCGCTGATAGCTCGCGCCAGGGCGGCGGCGACGGCGGACGACGTAACGGCGTTGCGCGTTCAAGTGCGGGCGCAGGCCGAAGCGATCGAAAGGCTCGCGAGCGCGTGACGGTCGCGGCGTTTTACGTCCAGACCGCCGCCACGCCGCCCGCTTTTCGCGACGTCCTGCTTACGCTGGCGCGGGGGGCGTCGTGACGTCGGTCGCGACCCTCGACCTCGCAACCTGGCGCGAGCACGAGCGCGCAATCGACGCCGAGCAGCGGCCCGACGCGTTGCCGTTGCTCGACCGGTTGCCGGCGAGCTTCGTTGCGTCGCTGACGGAGCTCGAGGCGCTGGCGTTGCGTCACGACCCGCGCGCCTACCTTCGAGCGCGACAGCTCGTGCCCGACGATCCGTCGTGGCTCGTCACGGTGCTCATGACGGGCCGAGGTTGGGGCAAGAGCTTCGCCGCGGCGGGTTACTTCGAGCAACGCTTGCTCGCGGCGGACGCGGGCGACTATGCGCTCGTCGCGCCGACGATCGACGAGTGCTGGGAGCTGCAATGGGCGGGACCGGGGACGATTCGCGATCAGTGTCCGCCGTGGATTCGGTACGTCGAGCGCGCGAGCAAGAACCTTGTGATTTTCCCGGACCAAGGGATCCGACTGCGCATGTGGAGCGGCGAGAAGAGTCAGTACCGCGGCCCGAACCTTCGCGGCGCCTGGTGCGAGGAGCCGATCAAATGGCCCAACGGCGAGGAGCTTTGGCGCAACCTGCGGCTCGCGATTCGCGTGCCCGGCGTGACGCCGCCGCGCGCGATTTTCACGACGACGCCGCCGCGCGAGCTCGACTGGATTTTGCGGTTGTGCGCGGCCGACGACACGCGTGTCGTCCGCGGGACGATGCGAGACAATCCGAAGCTGGACGAGCGCGCCGTCGAGGCGGCGTATCGCGAAATGCGCGGGACGATCGAAAGCGAACGCGAGCTCAATGGGCGCGTCGTTCTCGGTGTTGACGGCGCGCTGTTCTCCCCCGAGGACCTCGAGCGCCATCGCGTCGACGCGGCGCCCGACGAGCTCGAGGCGATCGTCGTCTCGGTCGATCCTGCGCAGTCGGCGAGCAGCGACGCGGACCCCGTCGGAATCGTCGCGGCAGGGGTCAAAGCCGGTCACGTCTACGTGTTGGCGTCGTCGAGCGAGCGCCTCGATCCGTCCGTCTGGGCGCAGCGCGCGATCGCGTGGGCGAGCGCGCACAACGCGGGGCGCTTCGTCGTCGAGCCGACGGGCTCGGGGAAGTATCCGCGAGACACGCTGCGCGCGCAGCTGCGGATCATGGGCGTCGCGTCGCGGCCAATCGTCGAGAGCAAGGCGATCGGTTCGAAGGCGGACCGCGCGCAACCGTTGAGCGCCGCGTGCGCCGCCGGTCGGTTGCACGTCGTCGGTCGTCAGCGACAGCTCGAGAAGGAGCTGTCGACGTGGTACCCGGGCGCGCGATGGTCACCGAACGGGCTAGACGCTTTGGCGCACGCGGCCAGCGTGCTAACACAAGGCTGGCGGGCAGTATGAACGAACGAGCAATCCGCAAATTGTTGGCGACGGGACTCGCGGCGCCGGACGTCGCGGCGGCGCTTGGCGTCAGCGTCGACGCCGTCGAGGCGGTCGTCGAGGCGGACAAGCCGCCGCGGGTGACGCCCGTCGAGCGCGCGGTCGCGCCGCGCGTGTCGGACGTAGAAGCGTGTCGCGCAATCAACGCAGAGCTCGGGCGCGCAGCGACGCCGCGGGCGAGTCGCGGCGTCAGTCGGCGGCGGATGGGTCGCTGACGACGGGCGCTAGGCGCGGCGCGGGCGAGACGCCGAAGCGTAGCGCCAGGTCGTCGACGACTTGCTGGTTGACGACTAGTCCAGCTTCGCGGCGACGGACGATTGCTTCGGCGAGTCGCTGTTCCTTCGCGGCGGCTTGCTCGTGCTTTGCGTCTTCGTCGGGGTCCGGTACGACGTATTCGTGCCGCGGCGCGAGGCGAGAGTCGCCGTCGTTGACGGCGGCCCACGGCTGATATACGCCGACGTTCAGCGCGCTCGACAGCGCGTCGAGATCGCCTTGCAGGCGCGTCGTCGAGACCCCGAAGAGCGTTGCAATGTCGACGCCTGGCGCGCCGCCGACGCTGCCGAGATGTGCGTCGGTCCCGAGATAGATTCGAGCCGCGGCCTTCTCGCGATTCAGCGCGAGCTCCGAGAAGACTTGCCAGGCGCCGCTTGTGTTCGCGAGGACGGTAGTCTTTGCGCCTGGCGGTTGGACGCCCGCGGGCGCGTCGCCCGTCATGAGGTCGCGCAGCATGTCGCGGTAGGCGCTCGCCTCGTTCGACAGCGTGCCGTCGCCCTTCGCGATGGCGAACCCGTCCGGGAGCTCGCCGAGAATTTTCGAGAGACCATGCGAGCGCGTCGAGTAGTTCCAATCTTGGAGCACGCCGCCGTGCGACGCCCAGACGAACGCTGCAGCGAGCAGCGTTGCGTCGATCGTCCACGGCAGCAAGTCATGTTTGCGGAACACGATCCACCGTCCGTCGCCGTGAACGATTTCGGCTTGGGACGCATCGCGCGTCCGCGTGCGCAGTCGTTCGGTTTGCGGATCGTAGTCGACAAACTCGAGCGGCCATTCGCGGAGGCGGAAGTCGATGCGCGTGCCGTCCTCGTTGGGCTCGTGCTCGACGTAGCCGACGGCGACGCCGTGGTCGACGAGCGTCCCGAGCAACCCGCCGACGACGGTCCGCGGAACGAACACGGATTCGGCGGCGCGTGCGGCGCAGCGCTCGCCGCGTCGGCCGTCGGCGGGCACGAGGCGCGACGCGATTGCGTCGTGAGGCGCGACGCGGTTCGTCCGCGCGGTGAATATCGCGTCGTCGGTTCGCATGGCGCGGGCGAGCGCGACGGGCGCCGCGAATCGACCGCGGAGCTGTTCGTCGCGCGCGTCGCGAATCGTCTCGAGCTCCCACGTCGTCGGCGTCTCGCGGAGGCGCGGCGGGCGGACGGCGGACGCGAGGACGTCGCGGAATTCGTCGGCGGTGCGCACGCGCGGCTTGATTTTCTCGAGTGCGCGAAAAGTTTTTTGCGAGATCTTGCGCCCGGCTAGTGCGCGTTGGAGCGTCGCGACGTGAACACCCGCGCGCTGTGCGAGTGCTTCTGCTCCGCTGATTTTTGCCTCGTCTTGGATCGTCTTCCGGATTGCGTCCGAAAGCGTGAGATCATGTCTGCTCGCCATCGGGCAGAGCGTAGCACGTCGTCGGCTTGCGTGCTGCGCGGACCGTGCAAGCCTCTAGAACGTGCGAACGCGGTTGCTGCGTGGGGCCGGTCATACGGCGCTGATGGTGAGTCCTGACGGACCGCTGCCGACGGAGTTCCGTTTGTTCTGCGCGGGCGTCAACGCGACGACGCACGGCGACCTCCTATTCGACGACGAGGCGGCTCGCCGCGTGCTTGCGGCGTTCAACGCGCACGGTACGGACCTGATGGTCGACCTCGCGCATGACTCGCTTTCGGAGGAGGCGCGCGCGAACCGAGACGACGCCGATGACGCGCGCGGATGGTTCCGCCTCGAGGTCCGCGAGGGCGAGCTGTGGGCGGTCGGCGTCACGTGGACGGCGGACGGCGAGGCGCGTTTGCGCTCGCGACGCCAGCGATACATTTCGCCGGCGGTACAGCTCGACGAAGACGGCCGCGTCGTCGAGGTTATCAACGTTGCACTATGCTCAATGCCCGCGACCGTGGGCGCGCAGCCGCTTGTGGCGCGGCGGAAGGAAACGATCGTGGACGAGAAGCTAGTAGCACTGATCACGAAGCTCGCGGGCGAGGACGCGAAGCGCGTCAAGCTCTCGATGGATCCCCAGCAGGTCAAGGCCGCGCTCGACATCCTCGAGAGCGGCGACGGCGCTAAGGCGCTTGAAGTCCTCAAGGCGCTCATTGCGAGCGCGGCCGGCGCCGAGCCGGACGCTACCGCCGAAGAGCCCGAGCCGATGTCGGAGAACGCTGACGCCCCCGCCGATGGCGGCGACGAGGACGAGGACGACGAGAAGATGGCGAAGCTTCGCCGAGGCGACGTCGAGATCAAGCGCCTACGTGCGCAGGTCGACGAGCTGCTCGCCGAGAAGGCGGCCGCTGACGCGGACGCCCGCGCCGAGCTCGTTGGCGAGCTCGTGAAGCTGGGCGTCGAGCTGCCCGCGACGGCGTGGGAAGGCGACGCGGAAAAGCGCGTTCCGGTGAAGCGCCTTCGCGACGAGGCGCTTGCGGAGCTGCGCAAGCGGGTCGAGCTGCTTCGCGGCGCGAAGCCGGCGAACGCGGGTCACGCGCCGCCGCCGACGGCCGAAGGATTGACGGCGGAGCAAGAGAAACGCGCCGCCAACATGAACCCCGCACAGCGAGCGCGATACGTCGAGCTCGTGAACAAGTGGAGCAAGTAAGATGACCGCGACAGCACAGCCCAGAAACACGAGCGGCGCCGGCCTTATCCCCGCGAAGGGGACGTATGGCATGGCGGCAAATATCATCCTGCTTCGCGGGACGATCGTCACCATCGACGCTGACGGTCGCGCTGACGTGCCGACCGCGGGTCAGAACGCCGCGGGCGTTTCGAGCTCGACGTTCGACAACCGAACGACGGCGCCCGAAGGCGGCGGCGCCGACGCGGTGAAGGCAGAGGTCGAGTTCGGCGTGAAGGGCCTCCTCTATACGGGGACAGCGCCGGAGCCTGGTCAGGTCGTTTACGTCGTCGACAACCAGACAGTTTCGATCGACAGCAGCAGCGGTACGCGCGGCATTGCCGGCTATTGCACGGAGCTCCGCGACGGGCTGTGCTGGACCTGGATGGGTCCACACGTCGTCGCACAGATCGTCATTGCAGCGTCGGAGGCTTCGCAGCTCGACACGGCGCAAACCGACATTGACGCGCTCGAGGCGGACGTCGTGTCGACCGAAAACCAGTTCGTGCTTCCGCTGGGCGCTGCGCGCCTCTCGACTGGCGCGGCCGTTCCGGCCTTCGCCGACGGTTCCGCCGACGGCTTCGAGCTGACCGCGAGCGAGGCGCTTTCAATTCGCTGGAACGACGACGGGACCTCGGTCATCGTGTTGAGCGGCGTGCTGCCGTCCGACCTCGATCCGACCGAGGACCTCATCTTCCATTTCGCCGGCGCGACGATCGGTGGCGCCGATCCGACGACTGCGCTGACGGTTGGCCTTTTCTTCCACCCAACGGCGGCGGCCTACTCGGCTGACGCAGACGCGGGCGGAGACACGACGGCTTTCGACGGCGCGACGACTGTCGTGACCGACGAGACGCTGACGGTTGCGGCCGCCGACGTGCCCGCGGCTTCGACCGCGTTCACCATGACGATAACGCCGAACGCCAACCTCGACGCTGACGACTTCGCGTTGCTCGCCGTCTATGCCCAGTACACCGGAGTCGCGCTGACGTAAGCCACGCGCCCTCAAACAGCCCTCGCCCCGGTAGGCCCTCGAGCCCCGGGGTTGGGGCAGTAGAAGACCACAGGTTTCCCCAGGAGAACCCCCATGGCAGTCCCCCACAATCTCGTTTCTCGCGACGCACAGATCGCACTCCGCGAGTTTTCCGATCAATTCGCTGAGGCGCTGGCGCTGGGCGACTTCTCGCAGTGGGCCACGATGCTCGGCTACGATCACGTGTCGAGCTCGCTGTCGACGACGTTCCCGGTTCCGATCAGCGCGGCAGGCTACAAGCGTCGCGACGGTGACGACAAGCTGCGGCGGCTCTTCGAGCGTAGTTTGTCGATGAAAACCGAAGAGTGGGTCGACGGTGTGGAGGAGCTCGCGCGCATTGTCGAGGCGCCCGATTTCATCGGTTGGATGGGTGAGCCGGCGCGCATCGCGACGGAGGGGATGCGTCATCCGAACGTCCTCGTTGCCGACGTTCTGGCGAGCAATCCGCTCCTCGACTTCTATCGCTTCGAGAGTTCGGGCGGCTCGGTCGCGAGTACGATTCGGCTGTTTGCGTCGAACCATCCGTTCAACGTCCTCGACAGCTCGGTCGGCACGTTCGACAACGACATCGACTACTCGGCGGGCGTCATCGACGCGGCCTTGGTCAAGACGGTGCGCGAGCACTTCCGCAGCATCAAGGGGGCGAACGGTCGCCCCCTCGGCTTGCGGCTGTCTCACTTCCTCGTGACCGCGCCATGGGAGGAGGAGGCGCTCGATTTCTTCGAGCGCGACACCGTGATTCAGGCGATTCAGAACGTTGCTGGATCCGAGAACGTCGGCGGCGTCACGCAGCGCAACCGGTTCACGCAGGTTCAGGTTGAGGTCGCCGATGAGCTAACGGGCGAGCTTCCGAGCGGCACGAGCCCCGACGACGATACGATCTATGCCTTCGGTTCGCGGCCCGACGGTTCGCGCCCGTCGCCGTGGATCGTCCAGCGCACCGGATCGCCAGAAGAGATCCGGTATGACAAGGACTCCGAGAAGTACAAGGACACCGGCAAGATCGGCGTCAAGTACGTCGAAGAGTTCGGCGTTGCGGCGGCGTTGCCTCACGCGGTTCTGCGAATCAATCTCAGTCCGTAAGCGGAGGCTCGCGAACGGGTGAGCTACTGCGAAGAGTCAGACGTCTACGCCTACGGCGTCCCGCGCGGCGCGCTGCCCCATGAGGGCCGCGTTGCCGCGGCTGCGTCGGCTTCGACGGACGCCATCGAGCTCGACGGCCACGGCTTCGCCTCGGGCGACGAGCTGTCGCTCCGCGCGGAGGCGGGCGGCTCGTTGCCGTCGCCTCTCGCCGAGGGGACGACGTACTACGCGCTCCCCGTGGACGGCGACCACTTCCAGGTCGCGGCGACGTCGGGCGGAGCTGCGATCGACTTGACGACGGTAGGCGGGAACATCGTCGTCGTCGTGCCGCTTCCGATCGCGCTCGCGGTCGCGTGGGCGTCGCGCCTTATCGACGACATGCTCCCGGCGCACGTCGTGCCGCTCGAGTCGCCCTATCCAGAGCTCGTGCGGATGACATGCGCGGAGCTCGCGGCGGGGAAGCTTGCGCAGCTCACTGGCGCGACGTCGGAGTCGCTTGCGGCGACGCTGGACGCGGCGCACAAGCGCCTAGCGCGTTGGGGCCGCAGCGTACCGATTCGCGGCACGAACGCGCCGGATCCGGCGGGCTTGGCGACGACGGCGGCCGCGACGGCGACCGCGACGGACGCTCGCGGGTGGCGCCGGTTCGGGGGTCTCTGATGGCGCGCGTTCGCAAGCTCGGTAGCGGCCCGTCGCTGCGCGACCTCAAGGCGCGTGTGCTCAAGCTCCCGACGACGGTCGCGGCGGCGGTCGCGAAGGACGCGGCGCCGCTCCTGTCGTCGTTGGCGCAAGCGTCGTTTGACGCGGGCGAGACCGTCTACGGTGACGCCCGCCCCGAGGGGAAGCGCGGCCCGGTCAAGCTGTATCGCACGGGTTTGACGCGGCGTTCGCTGCGTTTCTCCGCGGAGGGGACGAAGCTTCGCGCCGTGCTTTCGGCGCCGTACATGAGATTCTTGATCGGCAAGTATCGCGTGCTCCCGGTCGGCGAACGAAGCGCCCTTCCGGTCAAGTGGCAACGGGCGCTCGACTTGTTGGTCGAGCGCGTCGTCGGCGAACAGCTCGAGGGACGGAGGGCCGCGTGAACGACGTCGTTTGCCTCGTTCGTGCGGTGCAAGCTGGACTGGCGGCGCGTGGTTACCCGGCGCCCGTTCGGTACGCGGAGCGCTACGCGCGGACCGGCAACGCGCCGGGCTACGTCGTGACGGCGCGGCGCGACCATGCGGGCGGCGACGCCGTCACGTCCGTCTCGTCGCCGCAGCGCAACCCGAAGCGCCAGCGCGTGCGCCAGGTCGGCGTCGAGTTTCGCGTCTACGCGTCCGCGTCGGTCTCGGGCGCGACGCGCGGCGAGCACGAAGATGAAGCCGACAAGTTGGTTGATGCGATCATCGTCGAGATCGACAAATGGTGCGTGGAGAACCAGCGATTTCTTCCGGACTACGTCGAGGCGCGCTTTTTGGCTGACGAGGAGCGCGACGACGGCGAGCGCGGGGCCGGCGCGGTCTACCTGTTTCGCGTGCGTTTCGGCCGCGGCGTGCTAGAACGTGACTACGACGGCGGCGCTAAATCGACAGGAACCATCGCGAGCGTCAACGCTTCGCTGATAGTCAACGAGGAAACGATCGAATAATGGCTACCCTCCCTAGTGCAACGATCACAGTCGACGCCGCCGCAACGGCGCAAGCTTCTGGCACCGAGCTCATTTCGGTGTGGGCTCCCGTCAAGACGAGCGCGGATTCGACGCCGCGGCTGTTCGGATCGGCGAAAGCGATCTACGCGCAGCACGACTACAGCGAGGGCGTTGAATACGCGGCGCTTCACGTCGACCGCACGCGCAAGCCGATCCTTTTCGTCGGCCTTCCGATCGCGACGGCGGGCGCCGTCAGCCGCGAGGACACGAGCGGCAATACCGGGACGTGCGTCACGACGCTGGCCGCGGGCGGCTCGGGCGTCATGGGCGAGCACGACGGTGTGTTGACGGTCGTCACTGGCGGCACGATCGGAACCGATAACATCGTGATCGAGCTGTCGCTTGACGGCGGACGAAGCACGCAGCGCGTTCGGCTCGGCACGGCGTCGAGCTACGCGATTCCCTATGTTGACGTTACCGTGAGCTTCGCCGCGGGGACGCTGGTAGCGGGCGACACGATCCACACCTGGCACGGCAGCGCGCCGAAGAGCGACTCGACAGGGTGGGCCGCGGCGCGTGCGGCGCTCGCGCTGCAACAGCGCCAGGTCCGCAGCGTGCTCGTGTGCGGCGACGTCTCGAGCGCGTCGGACGCGACAGCGTTCGCGAATCAGCTGAACACCTACGAGACCACGAACTACCGTTTCACGTTCGGCCGAATGAGCGTTCGCGATCGGCTGCCGCTGGCCGCAATGTCGGCGAACGTCAAGCGCATGACGGGTTCTCCGTCGCTGACGTTCGCCGACGCGAACCCCGACACGATCACGCGCTCGGCGGGTTCGTTCGTCTCGGACGGCTTCGTCGCGGGTGACATTGTGACCGTCGCCGGCTCTTCGAACAATGACGACACCTACGTCGTTCAGACGGTCGCCGCGCTTGTTCTGACGCTGGCGGCGGCCGAGACGCTGACGGCGGAGGGCCCGGTCGCGAGCTGCGCTCTGTCCGGGTACGCGCAACTCGATTTCGAGGACGACGACGACAAGATTACGCGGTCGGCCGGGTCGTGGACGACCGACGGCTTCCGCGTCGGAGACGAGGTCACCGTCGCGGGCTCGGCGAGCAATGACGGGACGTACACAGTAACCGCCGTGTCGGCGACGGAGCTCACGCTCGAGACGGGCGACCTGGCGGACGAGACCGCTTCAATGGGCGACGTCACCGTGACCGCGGGCGAGACCAAGGCGGCTTGGATGGCGGCGCTCACGTCGATGTTCACGTCGGTCGACGCGAAGTCGCGCGTCGACCTCGGTGCAGGCCGCGGTCGCGTGCAGTCTCCGTTTAGCTTGTGGTTCTTCCGCCGGCCGGCTTCGTGGGCCGCGTCGCTGCGCGAGTACCAACACGACGTCCACGTGACGACGTGGCGCAAGAGCGACGGGCCGACTGGTTTCGATCTCTTCGATACCGACGGCAACCTCGTCGAGTGGGACGACTTCGCGGACGGCGGCGCCGGAAGCGCGGCGCGCTTCACCACGCTTCGATCGTGGCCCAACGGTCCGCAAGGCGCGTTCGTCGCGCGGTCGCTGACGCGCGCCGCAGACGCCAGCGTGCTCGTTGACACGCACGTCCGGACGGTCGTCAACGTCGCGCAACAGGTCGCGCAGGAAGCGGTTGAGAACGCGACGATCGGGCAGACACCGCTTCTGAACGAGGACGGCACGGCGACGTCCAGCGAGCTGTCTCGAATCGAAGGCGAGATCGACGACGCGCTCGAGCAGTCGCTGTTGACGAACCTTCGGGGCGAGGGTCCGCGCGCGAGCTTCGCGAAATTCACCGCGGCGACCGACGACGACCTCAGCGTCGTTGACGCCGCTCTCAATGGCACGATCACCCTCGTGACGCGCGGCACGATTGTCACCGTCAACGTCGTCCTGAAGGTCAACTAACCGGAGTCCCCCATGCCCGTGAATCAGTACCCAGTCATCGACGGAATCGCGCCCTCGTGGGCCGACATTGCCGTCAAGCTCAAGACGACCGGCGGCGTTCTGCTCGACGTCTACGACATCAAGGCGCTCAATACCGGGACGTCGCTCGAGACCGGCGAGGCGCGGAACGGCGGCGTCGTCTACAAGCGCACCATGGGGAGCGCTTCGCAGGAGGCTTCGTTCACGCTTTATCACGAGGGTCTGATCAAGCTCCTTCGCGGATTGAAGGACGCGGCCCCGCTGCGTGGAAAGCAGCGCCTCTTGCGCGTCGTGCACTTCAACATTTCAGCGATTTGGACGCCGCCCGGTTCGTCCGAAATCTTCGAGGTCCGCCTCAAGGGATGTCACTACGGCGGCCGGACTCTGAACGGTTCTGAGGGAACCGACGCGACCGAGGCAGAGCTCCCGCTCAACCCAATTCAGATCGCCGACGTTGTCGACGGCGAGGAGGTAGTGATTCTGTGACGGACGTTCAAGCATTGAGAGACGCGCGCGCGGCGCGCAAAGCCGAACTGCGCGCGAAGCGCGACGAGCAAGAGGCGAGAGACCTTGAGGCGATCGACGCGCTCGAGGTCGAGCACGGCGACGATTCGATCGACGCTTCGCTGCGTGTCAAGGCGTGGCGGGCGGGGCTCCCGTTCATGCTCGCCGCCAGGCGGGCGAATCCGAACGAGGTCAAGCGCTATCAAGCGCGCGTCCGCCCGAACAAGCAAGGCGACGCGCCCGACACGGCGGCTGCCGCAATCGAGGCCGGCAAGAGCTGCATGGTCTACCCGCCGCGCGACAGCGAGCTACGGAGCGAGCTCGAGACGCTGGGCGACGGCATCTTTGCGGCGCTGGGCGTCGCTGCGATCAACCTCGCATCCGTCGAGGCGGAAGCCGAGGGAAAAGAGTAGGCGCGCTGGCGTCGCAAATGCGCACGCAGCCCGGTCTGTTTTCCGAGGGTTTGCGCGCCATGCTGACGGGTGACGATGGCGCGGAGGCGCGCGCGGCAGCGGTGCGCCTGGCGAGTGCTATCCTAGTTGTGGAAGCTTCTTTGACGCGTCGGTGAACCGTGGCGACTACTCAATACGCGATTGACATTGCCGCACAGCTCGACGGTGCAAGCGCTACCGCGTCGCAGCTCGACGCGCTCGCGGACAAGTTGAGCGGCGCGGGAATCAACGCAGGGTTTCTCGAGGACGCGATGATCCAGACGAGCTCCGCGCTCGACCGCGCGGCTGCGAACGCGGACGCGGCAGCGACGCGGCTCGCGGCGGGCGAGGCGGAGTATGCGCAGCTCGAGCGCGCAGCGGTGCGCGCCGCGAAGGCGGCGGAGCGCGCCGCCCTAAAGAACAAGGGTGTCGTCCCCGACGAGCTCGCCGCGAAGGCGAGCGCGGCGAAGGCGGCCGTCGACGGCTACGCGACGAAGCTGTCGAAGCTTGAGGCGGAGGCGGCGCAAGCTTCGACAGCTCAACAGCGCTTGTCGCGCTCAATGGAGAATTTGCAGCGTCTGAACACGCGCGTTAACGATCGGCTCGGCGACGCCGCGACGAAGCTTTCGACGTTCCGCGGCGCGCTCGGCGACGTTGGCGGGCCGCTGGGCGAGCTCGGCGAGAGACTCTTGTCCTCTGCGCAAGCGTTCGTCGATTTGCGCGAGCTGTTCGGTAGCGTGGTCGCGATCACTACGGTCGCGACGGTCGGCTTCGTGGCGCTTGCGGCGGCCGCGGCGCTTGTGGCCGCGGCGTTTGGCGTGGCGGTCGCGGCGGTCGCGGCCTACACGGTTAATCTCGCGGATTCGCGCGAGCAGGCGGCCTTGACGGAGACCGCGTTCGCGCGGTTGCATCCGGAGCTCGAGGCCGTGTCGGGCGGCTTCGCGCAGCTCACGCGCGACACCGGACTCGCGACGCCAGCGCTCCGCGGCTTGACGCTGCAGCTCGAAGAGGCGGGCGTCACGGCGGCGGAGCTACCGACGGCGCTGCGTGCGGCGGCGCTTGCGGAGTCCGCGTTGGGTCAAGGCGGCGCGGCGCAATTCGTTTCCGAGATCAAAGCGGGCAAGCTCGCGGTCGAGGATTTCGCGGCGACCGCTGAACAGAAATTCGGCGACGTCGTGGCGCGGCAAATGCTTGGACTCGAGGCGCAAGGCGCGCGGCTGCAACGCAACCTGGCGGCGCTCTTCGGCGGGCTCGAGATCGAAGAGGCGCAAGCCGGGATGTCGACGCTCGTCGACCTCTTTGATGAATCGAGCGCGACGGGCCGCACCATGAAAGCCGTCTTCGAAGGCTTGTTTCAGCCGCTCGTCGACCAAGCGCAGCTCGCGGCGCAGATCGTCGAGGCCGCCGTCATCGGCATGGCGATCGGAGCGCTTCGCCTGTACGTCGCTTTGAAGCCCGCGATCGACGCGGTCGCGAATCTGGCGGGCGTCGAGGGTCCGAAGCTCGAGACGGTGCTTTATGCGATCACGGCGTCGGTCGCGTTCTTGAGCGTCGCATTGCTCGTGACGACTGCGCTTGTCGTCGGTCTCGCGGCTCTGATAGGCGGGGCCCTTGTTGTCGCGCTGTTGAGCGCGGCGGCGTTGCTGGCGGCTCCGTTCGTTGCGATCGGGCTCGCGTTTGCGTCGGTCGTTGCGCTCGTCTACGCTACGTCGCTCGCGATTCAGGCGGCGATTCGCGGCGCGGTCGATTTCGTGCGCGGGCTGTCGCCCGAGGCGAAGCAGGTCGGGACGGCGATCGTCATGGGTCTCGCGGGCGGAATCGTCGCGGCGGGACCGGCGGTCGTCAGCGCGTTGACTGGCGTTGTCCAGGGCGCGTTGGGCGCAGCAAAGAGCGCGCTAGGAATCGCTAGCCCGTCACGCGTCATGTACGACGAGATTGGTGCGCCTGCCGGCGAGGGCGTCGAGCGCGCCCTCGTCGACAAGACGGCAGACGTGCAGGGCGCCATGCGCGGCATGGTCGAGCCGCCGCCGGACCTGCGGTCTCCGTTGGCGCGCCAGGCGCCGCTCGACGTGTCGCGCGTGGGCGCGTCCGGTGGCGAGGGCGGCGCAGCGCCGAAGGCGGGCGGCGGCGGTAGCAGCGGAAAGCGCGTCGACCTCCGCGACGCGAAGTTCAATTTCTACGGCGTCGAGAACGCGGAGCAAGCGCAAGGGCGCTTCGAAGAGACGTTGACGCTCGTTCTCGAGGGCGACGCGTTGCAGCTCGAGGGGGCGGCAACGTGAGTCTGAATCCCTACGACCACCCGTCGTTGTTCACTGCGGTCGTGCTCGGCTCGAAGTTGTCTCCGGGCCAGGTTACGCTTTCCGGCCACGACCGCGACGAAGAGTGGGACGTGCAGAAGGCGAAGGGTCAGACGGGCGCGAGCTCGACGCACAACGGGCGCCCCGTCGGGCAGTTTCAGGCGTCATTCTATC